ATATTTATTCAATCCAAACTCTGTTGGAAGATAATCTAGGAATGATATAACATTTTCCTTTATAGGATTAGGCGTTCTAAGATAAATGAATTTAATCTTTTCGCCGTTATTGATTTTGTTATATCGCTTACCTAGCGATAGATCATCGATTAATTTGTTGTAAAGTATTCCGCCACGAGCATGTATCGGAGTACCTTTTCTGTAAATAGTGTTTCTGTCTTGGAACGAAGTAAGATTGGTTATACCCCTAGGGAATGCAATATCGTTTGGTTCTAGTGTTCTGAAGTATTGTCTGAAATGCTCAATAGATTTTTGTACATCAGATTCAGATGAATGCATAATAACTTTGAATATTTCTTTTAGTGCTTCTCGACATGGTGCAGGTGTAGAAGATTTAATAGCTTCAATACCCATAATTTTTAGTTTAGGTTCTGCATATCGTACACCTTCGTTATCATGCACATTAAGAATATATCGTTTCTTTGCAGTCCACAAACCACGATCAGCAATTACTTCTCGTCCCATGACCATTTTGTTTTCAATGCCACCCATGATACCATATAGCTTTTTATATGCTTCTTCAAGGACAGGTTCTAGCTTTTCTCTGCAGACTGTGTCTAGAAAATCAATAGGATTACTAGGGTTAACTGCTTTAACTAGGTCGTTTAAGCATACATACACTGAATCGGTGTCGATTGCCAAGACGTAATCTTTGTTAGTTTTGAGCACTTTATTGAGATATGTATTGATGGCTTCTTCAGCCCATCGTATCGTAAGTTGTCCGGAAAGTGTAATTCCTTCGGCAATTCGTTGATCGAAGAATCTGAAGTATTTGTTGCCAAGAGCACCATAAAGAGAATTAAGGAGGATTTTAATAGACATTTGCCTATTTTCGTTGATTGCAATATCCCTTTCAATTCTATAGACTTCTTGTTTATCATTTTTATCTACCTTCTGCAATTCCTTTTGTGCTTTAATCATAGCCTTTTTAATTTGAACTCTTTCGCCATACATCTGTTCGATGATCTTAGGTAAGATACCCTTTTTGTCAATATTAAAATACTGACCATTTGCACTTACAGCTTTACCTCTGTTATCTACAATTGTATGGTTTTTAAGAATACTATCGACATCATAATCAGATAATTCGCCAGAGGCTATCGTTTCTGGCGACATATTGTATTGCATAATTAGCGATGGATATAGTGAGTTTAAATCAAAAGATACTACCCAATCGTTTATTCCAACTTGTGGATCTTTAACATATCCGCCAGGATAAGGTGTTTTTACTTTATCTTCTTGAAATGGAACTGCAATCTTTTGTGTTGAGAGATCTCTGTAAATAATAGAATCCCATATCGCTGTAGTTCCAAATGTATCGCCGTAGTTAACACCACCGCGATAAGCCATCGTTAAAGCTAGTGTAATAAGACCAAGTTTATCTTCGATCCTATCGACCAACTCAACATCTTTAATATTATAGTCAATAAACTTTTGATGATCGTTTAAGTATAAACTAAATAGACTTGAGTGTTCTTCGTAAGAAAGTTTCTTCTCGCCTAGAACAACGTGTGATATATGATTAAGTGAATACGATTCTTGAGCACCGTATGAATAACCAAACTTCTTGAATAGTTCCATATAGTCAAGTTGAGATATTCCAGCAATTTCGTATGCTGTTTGTTTACGAGCCATAATAGTAACATCACGTGAATCGATTAATCCCCAAGGTGATAACTTTTTAACCCAGGCGGAACCTAGCAAATTATTGATTCTGTTTACAAGGTATGGAATATCAAAGAATCTTGAGTTCCAACCTGTAACAACATCTGGACAATGTGTTGGTGATGACCAATGTGTTATAAAGTCCAAAAGTAATTGTCCTTCAGTATCGCACTTTTTATACACGACACGATTAGTTTGCATAATGGATTGATTTACATCATAATCCCTTAATGCCCATACGTAATAAGTATTGTCAATATTGTTTTTAATACAGATAGCAGTAACCTCTTTTGAGGCTACATCTGGTTCAGGAAACCCGTCGTCTGATGCGACTTCAATATCGATTGTAGTAACATTAATTGCGTTACGATCAAATTCGATATTACCTGGAAACTTTTCGTTTATAAACGTAGAAATATAACGGTTGTTTCCGTATATTTTTCGTCCTGAAACATCTTTGTTTAAACTGATCCAATCTTTAGCATCGCGCATAGATTCGAATTGTGTGACTGGTGCAACTGGAGTTCCATCCAATGCTTTCCAATCTGTAGGTTTACTTGTAGCGACGTACAAGGTTGGTTTGTATTTTACTTTTCTGCTTACTCGATTACCGTTTTCGATACCACGATAGAGTAACATATTGCCATATCGGCCGACATTAGTATAAAAATTCATTCATTCACCTTTGATAATATAGTCTATTATACCATACTTTACTGCACATGTACACATGTAAAATGAAAAAAGTAGGGGGAGATGACTCCCCCGACTAAGCTTAGTCATTAGAATGAATTCAATTGAAGATAAATTATGAACGGTGAAATTAATAAAATCCCACTCATTAAAAATATCAGTTCGAATCCAGTCCTAATGCCATCCTTGTGTTTACGTATGTAACCCATGATTTGACTCCAGTAAATTGTTAAACAATCCACTGAGTTTTCGCTGCTCACCAGAATCTATTCTTGAATAAATTCCTTCTTCTTTGATGCCCCAGCAGACCCGATTTCGATCTTCCTAGGACGCCTCTCTTCTGGAACCTCAACTCTGGCGTTAACCACAAGTATTCCGTTCACTAGATCAGCCCCGTCTATTACGACAAATTCAGAGAGTCGGAAGGACTTCTCAAATTTGCGGGATGATATACCTTTATGTGCATATTCACGATCATCGTCTTCATTATGTTGACCTTTTATTAAAAGAATACCATCCTTTACTTCCAATGAAATATCATCTTCAGAAAATCCAGCAACTGCAAGTTCGATATTGAAATTATCGTCATCGATCTTTACAACGTTATGGGGTGGATAATTATCTTGAGATCTTCCAGCTTGGTGGATTCTTTCAAGTTCATTTAATATTGGATCAAATCCAATAAAGAGGGAACGCGGCACGTTCATTGCATTTCTTACCATTTTAGTTTCTCCTATTTAAAGCAAGATTAATATATGGACCCGATTATTCGGCATCCACATTTATTTATACAACTTAGGAACCTAGTTTGTGTTTCCTATGTTATATTTTGGACATAATTCCCAAAGAGCTTTATCTTTGTGTGGTATCACTTTGATTTGTCTCAAAGGTGCTACGTCCTTAAACAGATTAGGTTCAATCATAGAGACCAATCCCCAATCTGATAACAGCGTTGCAATTGTGTTGCGTCGCTGAACATCGTTTTCTAATAGATTGGATGGTTTTCCATCTAATAGAAATAATTCTTTAAAATGTACAATAAAGTATCTACCCTGCTTATGCAGAATATGACACGATTGATACAGTTTGCTTTCTTTGCGAGAAGCCACTCCAATTCTGGTTAATGTTTCTCTTACTTTTAGAAAATCGTCTGGTTCATTAAGTGATACTTCAAGCATCGAACCAGGTGTCCAATTTTGTATTGGGTTATTATTTAGTTCTTCCACCTTTACTAATCCTTTGATTCAAATCAGCAATTTCGTCATTGCTGAATAATGATAAAACAGATCTAGCTTTTTCATTGCTATATCCATAATATTGTTTAATTACTTCAAGATTTGCTATATTAGTCTTCTTAGACCATTTAGTAAATCTACTCTTTTTCTTAATAATATTTATAAGAAAATCGAATTGAAGCTTGCTATCTAAATGATGTGATATATTCATTTCATTAGCCATAAGAACAGTATCAGGGAAAAACGATAAGCCTCTATTTACCATAAAGGCGTTATACTCATTTTCAGATAAGTCGTCTACAATAATATTCTTTTTAGAATTATTGATTGCTTTTAGATAATCGAATGGTGTCATTTGAATTTAACTCCAGCCATTATCTCAGTTAAGCATGCAACCATATTCAACTCATGATCAGCGACGAATGAATTTTTGTATTGGTAATCTGCCAAAATAAGTACCAGTTGCGGTATACTTTGAGGATCAACATATTCATTCATGTTATCGTAAACTTTACGAAAGAGTGAAGCTGGTTCTGTGTCAATATTGTCTGCAACCCATTGTCGCATAAGCTTAAAGTTTTTAAGTTTTAGATGTTCCATTAAATCACTAATAGATGCATCAGAAAGCGTTACAAGTATTCCAGTATCAATTGTTCCACTGGTACTATATCGCTGTAACTCATTCAACACTTTACGCCAATCAGGCATGTGTTTAATAATAAGTTCTGCAACAACATTACGATCGTAAGTAATATTTTCTTGTTCTAGAATATATTGACAACGACTGAGAAATTGATCACAGAGTTTTGGCATTGACTTTTTAGGTACATTAAACTCAATGGTTGTACATCGAGAATGAAGTGGATCGATAATTCTGTTTTTGAAATTGCATGTTAGTATAAACCTACAGTTTCCTGAGAATTCTTCGATGAATCCACGCAAAGCTGGTTGTGTTGATTGTGGGTTCAAGTAGTCTGCTTCATCAAGGATAACTACTTTATAGCCACCCTGTAATGATACCGATGAAGCAAACTGCTTGATTTTACCTCTGAGAGTATCAATGTTACCCTCTTCGGAGCCATTAATTATAATATAATCTAATGACAACTCGTTGCACAAAGCTTTAGCGACAGTAGTTTTACCAAGGCCGGCTGAGCCGGTAAGAAGCATATTGTGTAAGTCACCCCCTTTAACAATATCTTCAAAAGTTTTCTTGATTGAATTTGGTAAAATTGTATCTTTAATTGTTTGTGGACGATATTTCTCTACCCAAAGAAATTCTTGCATTATAGTACCTCCCAACCAAGAACAGTATCTAATCTAAACGATCTCCATGCGTCTTTGTCAAGAGACCAAGCAGCAATATGATCCGTACTAGGATCGACGTTTTCGATAATAGATTGAACTCCATTAGCTTTTAGAACTGTGGGGTTGAGAGTACATGGCATGACTCTAATTTCGTCTGAGTCAATTTTTTGAAAGGTTACTGTAACAGAACCTCGTTTTAGTGCTTCGATTAAGCGTGATGTTTCATTGCGATCCATAATAAATCCTTCATAATAAAATTAATAAAATACGGAGGAGCCACCTCCGCAATAGGCTAATCTTTCAACTAAGCGTCGTCTTCGCCAGTATCAACAGTTACATCGGGATCGCCTTCAGATGGTACCATACCTTCTGGAGCCTTTTCGCCTTGAGCTTCTGCTGCTTGGTTTAGAAACTGAACGGTTCTATTTCTAAGACCGCCGACTGCTTCCATTTCTTGACCTTCAAAGCCACCTCTTTTAGAACAGATATCGATAATCTGTACAAAAGTTGAGATGTCCTGAAGACTTAGTTGTACTGGTTCTTGTTCCTCACCAGCTTGAGTTTCTACTTGATTAGTCATTTTGTTTCTCCTTTGATCAAAGTTAGACTATAATTTGTAAGACCGGTTATCCGCATCTTACACTATATCCTCATAGTTATTATGAGAATTCCTATTGCGTATATAATATACCATTATATTTATACGCCGAATGTTGACGCTTTCTCTAAAGCGA